TTTTGAGCTTTGACTGCTGCGCGGACTTGAATTTCAGACATGATAAATCTCCATTAGCCAGCGCCCCGTTCCATGCAGCTGGTGTAATGCGTCCCTAAGGATGAACGTACGGAGATCAGAGATTTTCGTTAGCCCAACCCAGTAGCTCGGATTTAATCCAAATGCCGTGAGGCCAGCCCATCTCTTGTTGGGAGAGGTGGGGAGCGTATTCAGGGCTTTCTGCGTCCCTGATGGTTTCGAGGTAGCCGCCTCTGCTGTGGAGTTCAGAGCGGACGGCTTTGATGGTTTTGTATTTCATACCTGAATGGTAGCAGCTCAATTCCACCTAGCCAACCCATCGTTACAATTCGTCACAGAAGGTCGCCACTACGGGCCAGCTTCTCTTCGACGTCTGCGCGATAGGCAGGATCAGATTGATAGCGAGGGTCAGCAATAGCGCGGCTGAGTTCAGCCTGACTGCGGAAGACCTTGCTCTTAGAGGCAGCCTTCTTGCCAGTGACCAGGGGAGCCTCATAGCCCTCAGCACCTTTCCACTTAGTGGACAGGGCTTGGACTGCGAACTTGATAGCCACAGGATTGTTGGTGGCAGTCACAGCGTTGAAGTCAGCGACCTCTTCTGCGGGCAGGTTCTGGGCAGCCCAGGACACCATCTCGGTGTACTGCTCAGCACCACCAACGGAAGCCATGATGTCATTGACCTGGCTCTGCTGCAGGGAAGCAGCGGTGGTATTGGCGTTGTACTTCAGATAGGCCTGAACGAGATCTTTGCTATCCATAGCGGAGAGCTTCTCGATGGCTTCATCAGAGACGTTGCCAGACTCACTGAACTCTTTGCCGAGCTGAGTCATGTAGTCCACAGCCTCAGTAACTACCTCGGAGACTTCCTCTTCAGTAGTCTCCTCAGTGGCCTCTGGCTGCTCCTCAGCGGGCTCTTCTTCCTCATCAGGTTCAGACTTACCAAGCTTGGATTGAAGCTCCTCGTAGGCCTTCAGAAGGTCCTCTTGTGATTTGAACTTGCCGCCGATGAGTGATACGTCCTCACCCTCAGCTTCTGCCTGTTCAAACTTACGAGCTTTGTCCTCTTCCTGTGCCTTGATCAGCAGATCTCCCTGCTCCAGGGCACGGGCTTCAGCAGCTTTCTGCTCGTCGGTGATATCCTCGGAGGGATCAAATGTTATGCGGTTTGCCATTTTAATTGTAGGTGGTGTGTGCTTTACCAAAGGTGGGATTCACCTTGGCCTTCTTGCCGTATTTGCCTGCAGTGCCCTGAGAAGTTCCAGACACCTTAGGTTTCACTTCGTAGGCATTCTTCTTAGGCAGGGCCTCTTCAATGCCCGTAGGTTCCCAAGCTTCGTTTACATAGGGAGTGGCAGGGTTGTCACCCTTGTAAGTGCCATCAGGCTTGCGGGCTCGGCGGCGCTTCGGCGCTGGGTTGCTGTTGGTCATTCTGTTGTTGCATCATTTGTTGGGTCATGGCTTCTCCCATAGGGGACTTAGCCAGTTGTCCGGCTTGTCCAACGAGCTGCGCTTGCATAGCGTCTTGCTTCGCTTGGTCGGACTCTTGCTTCATCTGGTCAGCACCTTTCACCAGGCCCAGGGCTTCAATGCCTGAGGCAGCGGCGAGGCGCTTGATGAACTCATCGGGGTTCAGATATTGGGCCATGATTTCAGGACCCATGATCTGGGCAATCGTACCCGCGAACTCCATTAGGGATTGGCGATCCTGACCACGGCCAATGCCATTGAGACCAGCCACAACAGTGGGGAGCACCAGACCCTTAGGTAGGGAAGGCAGGTCCTTAGCGCGGCTCATCTGTGCCATCTTGCGGTACAGGTAAGGCATAAGGAGTTCGGTTGTCAGGTTGCTGTATATACCACCAAGTTGCTCATTCAGCTCCTGCTGGGTAGCACGAATTTCTTCGGCTGTGGTCCGCTCAGATTGCCGGACAGACAGGACGAGGAAGGCATCAGACAGACGCTTGGTGAGATCACCGATCATCGTCTGGACGGTGGAGAAATCAGCAGACTTGCCAACTTGAACCACACCAACGTCATCAGGACGGCCTTGAATAATCGCACCGCTAGAGGCTGTCGCAAGGGATTGGGGTTTAGTAGTACTAGAGGGGGATACCAAGAACACAACCTTGGCAGCAGCGGCTGAACCTTCCACCAGGGCCTTCATCAAGGTCTCAAGGGAAGTCAGGTCGCCAATAAATTCTTCTACTCGGCCTCGTCCATAGCTTTCACCGTCAACAACGTTGAAGCGAAGAGGCATCCAGGGGGTGGACTTCAGAGGTGCAGAGGAGTCAGATCCTTTGATCTTCTTACCTTCGCACTCTTGGTACCACTTATGTGCTCCGTCTTTGAACTCAACATGAGTAAAGACAACAGCATCATCAGATTGTCCTTTATTTGAGCTGCTTGCTACACCAAACTTAGGGCCGTCCTCTCCAGGGGAGTTGACATCGGCGGCCGGGCTGGCTTGCTGGAACTCAGCAGGGAGCTGGGATCGATCTACGATCTCTTTGGTAACAATCTCCTGAACATTGCCATCACCATCGCGGGCGATAACATAGCGATCCAGCGGGAACAACTTAAGGGCTTTCTTTGCCTGGTAAACCAAAACGTTTCCAGAACACACCAAATGCTTCATAGCGGCGTGCAGTTGCACACGGTCAGAAGTTTCTGCGATGTGCTGCATAATCACCCGCTCCATTTTGGAAAGGGAAAGATCGATCTCTGATCGCATCTCATCGGTAATCCCAGGTAACTTACCGATCTCTGCGTCGTTAATCTGCAGTTTGAAAAACGTAGCGTTTACGGGGAACAGGCTCAACATCATCTTGGATGCGAGCACGTTGACACCCTTAGCCCCTACAGACTGCCAGGGCGTGTGTAGCCTCTCACCACTAGCCAGGCCTTCATCAGTGAGAAGGTATGGAAGAGTAAGTTTAGCTGAATTACGCCCAGCCTCTAGGAACTGTTCCCGATCTGCTGTCAGGGTCATATACCTCGCTTGTGCAGAGGGTTTCATGACTTATTAAGAAGTAGGAATGTTTAGACCGGAAGGCTTAGTGCCTCCGGTGGAGAGGGGGATTTTCAAAACTGAGGTTCCCTTACTCTTTTGCTGATTAACAGCACGTTTGCTCTTCCGCTTCTTAACCACTGGGGCATCTTCTGTGCCTTGAACCAGTGTTGGCGGAGGAGCAGGAGCAATTGGATCTGCCTGTTTTGGCGGGGGAGGGGCCTTGGTGGGCAAGGTCGGCACGGGAGCCGGAGCCATAGGCCTCACTGGGGGAGCCTGCTTGGGTGTCGGCATAGGCCGGGGTGCCGGCAACGGCTCGGGCTCGGGAATAGAGGGAGCCTTAGGGGCTGATACACACATGGTTAAAGTTTCGCTTTGATGTATTCCACAACTGAGCGTTGGCCTGCGCGATACATGATCACGCTTTGGTCATCCTTAGGTGTGGGTAGGTAATGTGGATACATAGCCTCTAGCTCTTCAATCAATGCGTCGAGTGTTGTGGACTTGCCAAACACTTCGAACTCTTTGAAATCAGCCATATTGAGGGAGGTTTACATTGGAAGCCTCGAAGAAAGCGGGCATGCGAGCCCTGCGGGTATCAACAAAAGCATCAGCTTTGCCCTGGTAGTAGAGCTGATCAGATGCTCTCAGAAGAGAATCTTTATCGAGGTATTTGTCAGTACTAGATCCGAGAAGATCCATAGCCCAATGGACTGTGGCCTTGCGGAGTTTGTTAAGTGCGGGTGTGGTTACTTCACCCAGGTCATGGGCGACCATCGCGTGGATGGCTGTGTGGGTTTGCTCGTCACGAGAGATGTCCGAGGCAACCGTACGTATACCCATGTCGCCGTTGAAGCGGAAGAAAGGCAGTAGGACGAAGAACACCGAACGCTCAAGAATCGCCGTCTTGAGGATCGGATGTGACGGATCGCTGAGCCAAGCCTTGCGGATTCTTTCGGCCTCCCGTTCAGCTCGATCGTCAGTGCCGTGGACATCAACAATAAACTGCAAAGCCCGATCATGCTTGTCTTCATCTTGCATGTTGGACATGAGGGCGGGGATGACACCAGGGTCATCGGGTAGGTCTCTTTCCAGACCCTGTTGAAGCATCTCCTTTACGGGGAGTTCTAAGCAGCGAAGGGCAAGACACCGCTTGAGGGTGTCTTCGCTTCCTTCCTTCACCTGACCCTTGTCTACAGCGACAGGGGTCCAGGAACGTTTACGTGAAACAATCTTCGAATAGTCAGACATTACTCGGCGCAGGAGGAACAATAAGTGTCGTTGTCGTCTGCGTCCAGGTCACTAAATCCGAAGAGATCTGCATAGCCCTCACCATCAATAATGGCAGAGACATCATCCTTACGAAGAGTATCGGGCATGACCTGGAGCGCATAATAAAGAGAGGTTTGAGGAGACTCGAACCAATCAGTTATGAAGGCTTGATCGTAGGTCACGACGTCACTCCAACTGTTAAAGCTATATCCGTGGAAGAGGCCAGTATCAGCGAAGATACCGCAGATACCATCTGCCACTTTCTTATATGCATTCCAACCAACTTCACTGGCAATTTCTACGTTGCCATAATTAAAAGACTCAACACCAAAGGTGCCGGAGTCGCGATCCACTTCACGGCTGATCGGCGGAGCGATCTCGGGAGCTGTGGTGAACCCTTCAATATCTTTATAGCGATATGAGCACGACGCTGTCGGAGCGGTAGTGAAGGCCCGCTTCATACCATGAGCACGGGCGATGTTTGCTGCAGTGGCTACAGCCGACTTGAACTCTTGAGCGAGGACATAAGCCGGCGACTGCAGATGGTCGGTCTCGTACCTAACGGCTTCCAAGGCTTCGCCGAAGGCTGCGTATGAGACACCGTGAATCGCCAGGTAGTTAGCCAGTCCCAGGAGTCCGAGACCCACTTGCCGATCTTCTTCAGCGGGAAGATATTCCCCCGTGTCGCCCACCCCAGTTCGCGAATGGAGATCACATAACTGGGATATGCCTTCGACAAATGCGGCAGGGAGATCTCCCACCCGGCAGGCACCAAGATTGACATGCTGAAGCAGGCAGGTCCCTCGGGACGGGAGATAGATTTCGAGACAAACGTTGCCATAAATACGGCTTCCTTCGTCATCGTACTTGACTTTGTTAAGCCAAATATCACCGGCTTGGATACCTTTAAGGATTTTGGCTTGAAGGGATTCAGAGAGGTCATTCCACCATTCAGGAGTTACATCGATACAGCGCTTTACCCAGGGCAGTTCGTGCCTGGCTACGTCTACGAATTCTTCGATATCTGTGTGGTTGGCGTCCAGGTGGATAACGCAAGCGCCGTTTTTGTATGTACCACCTCTTCGTAGAGTCTCGTTAAGTACGCTGTAGATTCTGGCGAATGACACAGGGCCGCTAGCCACAAGGCCTTTTCCATTCTCTTCTCCTCGGGGACGTAACTTAGAAAGATGAACAGCGACACCGGCGGCATTCCGAAGTGCGTGAGACACAAATCGCCAAGAGGCTTCGATTCCATTTTTACCTTCCATTGAGTCTTCAACAACGAAGACGGTGCATGAAACTGGGAGCTTTGATTCAGGGTTATCGAGCCAGCTCTGCACTCGACCTGTACGGGCAATAAATTCAGACATCAAACGAGATCAATAAGGGAGGGAGGTTGATAGTTAGGTCCTTTAATCACCTTTCCGTCTTCACGCTTAATCGGACGGAGGTTCTCGTCGAGCTTGGACAGGTTTGATTTATGGACTCGGGTTAGGGCTTCGTCGAGGTCCCAACCAGCAGCGGCTGCGTACTGGTAACAGACATAGGCCAGGTCGGCCAGCTCCTTCAGGCAGTGCTCTCGGGCTCTGTCGTTCTGGAGATAGGTGAGGGCTTCACAGTGAGCTTCGAGAAATTCGTTGTATTCCTCGGAGATCAGATGGGATTGCAGAGGGGCCACATCCCTGCTGAAACGATCGCAGGGTTGGTCCATCAGAGTGCGGAAGGTGCGGGCTTCCTTTTGGTGCTCAAAGGTCATTGGTGGATTCGATAGCTTTGGTGATATATGCCTGGGCTTTCTTCAGGTCATCCAGGCGTGATTCTCCGGGCTTAGTACCAGCGCGGCACACGTACTTCACAACGTTGCCGAGAATGAAGTCCAGGTCTTGGTCGATGATGAAGTCCCATACTTGGATGGAACCCATCTGATAGTGACTAGGGTTGTGCTTCGAGATCGGCTCTAAGCTTTGCGAGGGTGGTTTCCATCCACGGCTCCCAGGACTTGGCTCCGAGAGGTATTTGGGTAGTCCGGTACGCTCGTCTTGCCAGGAGGGTGTTGTAGAAGAGCTTGAGTTCGCGTTCATTTAGTCTCACGGTGTAAAGAGGATAGGCTTTTGGTTTTCACAGTCCCAGTCTTGGGATTGCAGAATGCGAGCTAATCGCAGGTTTCGGAGTGCATCGTCTTCGGACATATCAGCATCCTTAAATGCAGCTAACGTTGCAGCCCAGTAGTCTCCCTTGGAGGCATCGAGAATGACTTCAGCTCTCTTCGGTCCCACTCCACGGCAGCCGCTATAACCATCAGTAGAGTCACCAGTAAGAGCCTGTTCGTAAAGCTTCCTCTCGGCAGCTTCAGGGGTCTGGGTAAATTCATCTTTAAGGTTGTAGATACGACACGGCACCTGTTGCATATCCTTGTCCGGAGAGACGAGGACGAAATTGTCGTAGTGGCCAGAAGTAGCAGCAATACCAAGAGCGTCGTCGGCCTCTAGGGCAGGCATGATGAGTGATGGATATGTTTCAAGCCCCCAGTTCTTGAGCTTCAAGTAACCGCAAGGCTTGCGTTTTGTTCTGTTTCCTTTGTAGTTAGGGTCAATCTCTTTACGGAAGTTGGTGACATCCGTGAAGAAGAGTTCGATGTCTTCGGTGTCAAACCGGGAGCGGAGCTTGGTGAGTTCCTGCTCGACGATTCGCTTACCTCGACGGAAGTCCCCGACGATCACCGTCAGGTCCGGGTTGTATTCGTGCTCTTCCTCACTGGCGCTAGCTGCGCGGTAGAAGAAAAAGTCAGCATCAACGAGTAGTTTCGTCTGCATTGGTTGGTTGAGTGGAATTGAGAACTGAAATGAAACCGCACACCGCTTCGAACCCCTGAATGATCAGGTAGTCGGAGGCTGCTGAGAGGAAAGCGTCGGAGTTGTCTTCACGACAGAGCAGGATCACTGGTTGGTAACCCTTCTCCTTAAGTGACTTCCCGATGCTCTTAACACCACGAAGCTGCTTAGCGTCGTTCATGTTGGCGCGATACTTGATCTCTAGGGCATAGCTGCCTACACACGCATCGGCCAGCTCACGACGATGATGGTTCTCGTCGTAGATCTTCCCGGAGTTGTACTCCAGGTTATCGATCACGAAGTCCTCAAAAGCAGCTCCCAGGACCCGGTTGCGTCCCTGCTTGCTGATGTGAGTGGGGATATCAAAGAGGTCTGAGAACTCATCACTACGGATCTCATGATCGTAGGGAAGGTTGTTCAGCTTCTTTTGATACTTGGTGATCAGTGAATCAGTGACAGTCAGCCCAGTTCCGTCCAATTTGGTATTCGGAGTCGAGCTGACAGCGGAAGTTGAGGTGGTGGTGAACATCATGCATTGCATAAGTGGTTATGTCTGCAGCCATTTGTGCTTGATCAGCACGTACCGAGAGCTGCATCTCGTCATGGACAAAGGCCATCGGGTAGTAATCAATGCCCGCCTCTTGCAGCAGCTCGTTGGTGCGGAGTACCCACTGCTTGCAGATAATCGCCCCAGCGGACTGGAGTAGATAGTTAAGGGCGGCGTGACGTTTGCCTTGCAGGCGGATAGGGCGCCCATCCAGGCCCTTCAGGACGTCACCCTCAGCACGAGATTGGATGGCAGCGGTCAGCTCTTTGAAGCCGTCCAACCCTTCCATGATTCGTGCTCGGATCTCTTTACCCTTGGCTGAGGCTTTGCTCTTACTGGCTCCAGCGGTGAGACCTAACTTGAGGTCACCTCCGCCGTAGATGAGGCAATAAGTTACCCCCTTCCCTTCCTTGCGTCCGGTTCCATAAATGTTTGCCAGTTCCGTATGAATGTCTCCATCCACAACTGAAGTCGCAAAGCGGCCACCGTCGAATCGAGACAAATAATGACCAAGGCACCGAAGCTCCAAGCCGGAAGCATCCGCCCCCACTTGAACACGATCTTTACCGGGGTAAAATAACTCTCGATACTCATGGGCTGAAGGGACTTGGGCGAGGTTCGGACGGAGGTGAGCCATGCGTCCGGTATTGGTAGCCAGTACGCATCCGTGGTGGATTCGTCCGCTACGTTCTTGTTTGAGCCAGGCATTCTTTCCGTCGGATAATTGGCCAAGGTGTTTTTGAAGTTCAAGAATGCGAGCAAACTTGAGTGCTTCGTCTGTGCCAATCTCACGAAGTACGGAGTCATCGATCTTGGCTCGTCCGCTAGCTGTCCGCTCCCTAGCGGTCCAGCCTCTGAAGGTTTCAAAAGCCCATGCGATGTGGTCGCGACTGGTAGGGCTGAACTGTTTGAGTTTGCACATTGCAGCACCCTCGTGGTAACCCTGAGTAGAGTTCTTCCGCTTGGGGGTGAATAAACCTCCATCAACAAAGAG